CGCTTGCACCGCCGAAGATTTTAAGATCAACGGTTTTCTTAACTTTCTTTGCCTCATTGGCTGTGTATTCGCTGTTAATTTCTCTGCCTGCCGCTGTTGACGGTGTCTGGAGCTGTAAGTAACCGTAGGTGAGAGTTGAGCCTCCAACGCCCGGTGATACGGCATCATCAAAAGGAAGCTCATCCATAAACTGTGAGCCACGGCGGAGAGTATCAATAACCTCCTGTGTCACCTTGTCGGCTCTGCCGACACTTGCTTCTGCTAATGTAATAGGCATTTTGTGTCCTCCTTATTTCTTGTAATAGTCTTCAACGGCAGACTTGAGGTTTGAGCCGGACTTTGCTTTCGCACCGCCCGTGGGTCCGCCGAGGTCAAGTTTCTTCTTGGATTCTTCTGCTTTTTTAAACAAAAACGGCTTTGACTGTTTGAGTTCAGCAAGCTGTTCGTCAAGTCCTGTGATACTGCCGTCCTCAGCCTGAGACACCTTTGACATATCAATGTTAGCCTTTACC